CTACCATCGCATCCCAGTTGGCATACTCGCGTTCCTTGGGCGGGCAGGTGGTGCAGTGCCGGGCCAGGGGGTCGAGCACCCGCCGTACCGGGGGGCCTTCGATGGCGCCCCTTTCGGTCAGGCGCATGCCGATGCCGGCATGGATCATCTCCCAGTACGTACCTCCATACAGGGAGGGGCGATAGTCCAGGCTGAGGATGGTCTGCTCGATCAGGTGCAGGGCTTCGTCCTGCCGGCCGTATTTTAGCAGGAGGAGGATGGCCGAGATTTCGCCTTCCAACTTCCCCCGGATGTCGGTAAAAAAGGAGTTGCGTAGGTAATAGTCGTTCTTGGACTGGGCGTCCTGGACCAGGCGCAGGCCATCCGGTCCCACGTTAGGTGAGCCAAAGCCCAGGACATAGGCTGCCAGGAGATCCTGGTACCCCTTCTCCATCAGGAGCAGCAGGCCAACCGCTAACCAGTCGTCCAACTGGGCCCATAGCTCTTCCTCGGTGGTCTCTGGCCCCAGGTCCAGGCCGGAGGTGTCACCAGCCCAGTCTTGATAGGATTGGGTCAGGCCTTGCTCATAGGCATCCGTAGCTGAAAGATAGCCCCGCTGTTTGGGAGATCGGCGCCTGGTGGCATAGGCGGCATCCTCTTCTTCGGCTGTCAGGCCGGCCTCCTCACTGGATGGGCCTTCCGGTGATGCACCAGGGGGGGGCTTCTCAGGCTGGTCTTCTTCTGCTTCCTGGCGGGCCTGGCGACTGAGCTCGACCGGCAGCTCTGGAAAATCGGCCAGGGAGCGAATATACTCTTCCAGGCCATCGTCTATGGTCAAGAGCTGGCAATTGGCCAGGTTGTTGATGAACTCGGCCAGTTCAGTCAGATCGGGCTTGTAGACCGCCGTGGCCCTGATCTGCGGGATGTCTGTGATGTTGGGAAAGACTCGGTCATGCTATCGAGATACGCCATCACGGCCATGAGAAAAAGGTCGCTTTCGTCTTTGGCCAGGGCATAGCTGCCGCGCTCTTGCAGGCTCAGGGTGATAAAGTGCGCCAGGGTCGAGCGGGCCATCTCGGTGTCTTTGCGGACGACCGAGCGGCCGATGGCCGCAAACTGTGTACCCTTTGGGCCGTCCAGGACGGTGATCGCGACCTGGTCGGTTTCGATCACTCCAACAAGGCGATCCTCATAGGCATCCTTGAGAATCTGCCGGGCTTTGTACTCGTCCCCAGTCGGGCTTTCAGGATACCGGCCAGGTTGCGCTTGTAGGCGATGCCCTCCGTCATCTCCAGGGACTTGCGGTGCACCCAGGGTCGCCAGGCCTGTCTGAAGATGCTGATGCCCTCGGGCCGGTTGCCCTCGGTGGTGGTGCGAAAGAGCAAGCTCCGTTGAATGGGGATAAAGACCGGCTGCTCTTTCTCCGGAATATCCTGCTCGATGCCATGAATCCCCCCATGGTCATCGATGCGCCAGGCGGACAAGGTCGTTTGTGGCCGCAGGGAGATTTTTCGCCAGGCGACCCGGCCATCATTGTATTTGCTCCTGGCAGCCTCTTAGGCATCCACGATCATGGACGACCAGGAATGGGACATGTCCTCCATACATTGCTCCAGGAACTCGGCCGCCTCTTCGTCGGCTGCGCCGCTCGAGGCGGGTTCCACCTCCCAGGTGGAGCGGCGAATGGGCAGGGTCAGACCGGCCAGGATCGCACCGGCCGTGTGATCGCCCAGGCGCATCTCTTCCCAGGTCTTGATCCCATCCATCCCCTGGAGCTTCTGTTCGGCTTCAGGTTCGTCTCCGCTCAGGGCCCACTGGCCGGCTGTGGAGATGCCGAGCTCTTTAAAGGCTTTGGTTTCGGTTTCGTCAGGCATGAGTGCAGATCACGAGGAGTTCCTTGGCTCCTTGCTCATAGTGGTCCTCGGTCGTGGCCACGCTCCAGCGATGTTCGAGTGGCACTACCTTGGGAATGCGGTCGAAATCCTCGATGAGCTCGCAAAGTTGCCGGGCGCCGAACCCATCCGGGTTATCTGCGAATGAGAAAACCCAGGTTGGAATATGGTCAGCGGCCTCGAACATTTGGACCAGGCAATGCAAGGCCGTCTCTCGGCGGTTGAATGGACTCGGCACATACTTGGGCAACAACCGGCCTTCCAGGATACTGTCCAGTATCCTGTAATTGGCCTCATACGATGTGCTGCCAAAATACGGCGGATCGAGATAAACCAGATCAGCCTTCTGATCCGGCATCCAGGCCAGGGCGTCTTCCTGAAAGACCTGGGCTTGTCCCATGAAAATCCCCGCATTGGTGCACTTTTGAATATGGCGCATCCTCATGGGCGGTGGGATGATCGCTGCGCGGACGGAGATGTTGCGCACGAATCCTTGGGAGATGGAATCAAAATCTCCCTCGCTGATACGAATCATGTGGATGCGATTGGTAAATTGCCCCCCTGGTCGGGCTCTGGTCATGTACTGGATCAAGGCCGTGTAGAGCAAGGCCTGGTGGGTCTCTTCCAGATCGGCCTCTCGCAGATTGGCCAGGGCCAGGTCCAGAAACTGGGCCATCATCGTCGTGAAGCAATGGGGCACAAAGTTCTGTTCCACCGAGGTCCTGGTCGGTGATCTTGGTGTCGTTGTTTTCCACGATACCTTTGCCGATCAGGTAGGATCGCCAGGCCAGGTCGTTGGCCAGGACTTTGAATCCTTGCGCTTTGGCATACAAACTGACCGATCCCCCACCCATGAAGGGGTCGAGAAAAGTCAGGGCTGACCAGGTCCGGGTCGGGTAGATATTGGCAATCTCCCGGAAAGGCAAAGCTGAGAATCCTTCCCACATCGTTTTCTGACCTTTTCAGGCAAAGCTCAGGGCTACGGTAGGGGATGCCGGGATCGGGGCCCCGATCCCGGCATCCCCAATCTATAAATGGGTATCTAGGTAAAAGCGGACTCGCCGGTCAGGCCGCTGGTGGTGATGCCAGTGGCAGGCACTTTGTCACGGGCTGCCTTCTCATAGACGCTAGCATGGTAATAGTGATCCGGGCCACTTTCCAGGTAGACGGCCACCTTATAGCGCGTGCCATCGGCCTTCTCGCGGGTGACCAGCACCCGGACCGGCGAGCACATGTGACGATAAAAGTCGGTGATGGTGCGGGCATTGGCCGGCAGGCCATCACGGTTCTCGCGATGCGCGGCTGCCACGCGATCCATCATCTCGGTACGGGCGATGGTCACCTGCCCGGCGTTATCCGCATCGGCATCTTTCCACTGCAGGACCTCAGGAGGCTTCTCACCGGTGTAATAATAGGCCATCCACGCCCGCGTTTGCAAAAGTCCCTGGCCTTGCGGGTTTCCGGCTGCGCATCGATGACGGCCGACCGGATATTGTAGGCTCTCATCAAATCGTCTAGCTCTTCAAATTCGTCAACGGTGCCGATCCAGATAGCTTGCCATTCCCCTTCTCTGTGACAGCCGATGCGGACGTGGAGCTTGACCCCCACGTCGACGCCCATGGTGCACCGTCTCTCGGAGCTCACCATCTGATAGGCGCGGTTGCAGCCCTCCAGATCGTCCCAGGCCAGTTGGCCCCCTTCGGGCGATTTGGCCAGGCCGAGATCGCCCCTGTACCACTCCAGGAGGACATCAGGCTCTTCGGCCAGGCTGCCCATGACCACTTCCAGGAGGGGTACGAAGGGAGCCACCAGGCCGGGGATGCGATAGCCTCTGGTCAAGGAATCTGGATTTTGGGCCAGCCATCGGCCGGGGCCGCTGCGCTGAATCGGCTGCTGGCAGTGCCGGCAGACAAAATCATAGGTAGATCGCAGCAGGGTCTCTCTCGGCAGCTTGGTCCAGTCGGCATAGCGTTGCACGCGGCCATTCTCTATTCTGGCCACATTCTCCCAGAAATCCGGCTCCTGCCACTCCCCACAGGCCGGGCAGGGCAATTGCCAGCAGTGTTGGTCGGATTCCAGAAAAAGCCTGTCGATGCCGACATTGGGGATGGTCGGCTTCGAGACATACTTTTTCAGCCGCAGGGGCGAGGCTCGCAGGCGTTTCTCGGCCAAACTGACCGCTCGCTCGGTGATCAGATCATACTCGTCAATGATGAGGATATCTACCGGGAAGCTGGCCAGTTGGTCGTCGGGCCGATGGGCACCTCGCAAATACCAGGCGCTATTGCGTATAAAGTAGAGGCCCAGGTCGGACTCTCGGCGCAGGGGGCCATAACGAATGGGAGATAGGAGCCCGGTCAGGTACTCGGTCTCTCCGGCTATTTTGCGGATGCGGTCTTTTGAAAAGTCCCGCAGCTGTGTCCAGGCCGGGAAAACGTAGCCCACATTGAGACTCTCCTTGATATGGGCGATGCCGAAAGCCGGGGCGCCCACGTCCAGAGCGTGAAGGCTGACATTTAGCAGCCACTCTGAGGCGCCAATCTGGTTAGCCTTCTCTACGATGATAAAGGGCGATTCATCCTGGTAGATTTGTACCAGGCATGGGTAGCGGTCGAGACTGAAAGGCCGGCCATCGATGGCCCGGTGGGCCTCAGCCCACTCCAACACGGTGGGTGGTGGTGGTGGGCGGTAGTAGTCCAGGAGCGCCCGGCCTTCACTCAGAGTCAGATGATTGAGCCTCTCCACACTGTTCTGCGGCATGGACGAGGGCTGCCAGGGCATCGAGATATCCTTCCCGTAAATCTGGCGGAGCCAGGTCCAGCAGGGTACGCATATCGTCCTTCACACCAATCTCTCCTCTGTGCTCTATTCTCTGGACGGACAGGCCGGTCAGCTCCTCCAACTCGCGCATGTTGCGCATGATCAGCTTGAGCATCCCCACGCGGTTGGATGGATTGCTGTCTTGGGTGCTGTGGTAGTACTCACGTCTCAGAAGCCGATCCAGATCGCGGCGTTCCTGGATGGCCATGTGCAGTCCAGCCAGGCCGGAGTCAAATTCTTCCGGGAAGGCTTGAATGTACATCAGCCGGGCGGTGCGGATTTGCCGGAAGTAGGTTTTGACCTGAGTTGGCCCGCGCTCGACCATTTGGCAGATGGTGTTCAGGTCATAGCCGCCTTCGATCAGAGTCGCAACCTGCCGAATCCGTTCGTCCATCTCCGGTTTTTCGTGGTAGAGCACGACGCCCGGCACGGTCTGCTGTGGAGGGTCTTTCAGATAGTTGTTATTGATGTGTTTGTTGCCTGCGTTGTCGTTCTCTGCCATTTGCCTGCAAAGTCCAGGGTTACCCTTCTACTTCGAGAGCGAAGTCATCGAAGCCTGCAGCCCGAAGCCGTTTCAGCAAGGCTTTTGCCTCTTCCATCTCCATGCTCCCCGAAATGAGATAGGCCATTGGTGGGGGTGCGGGACCTTCCTGAAAGTAGAGGTGGACTGCCGTGTTGTTGTCCACCTGCACCCAAAAGCGCTGGTCCAGGAAATCGACGCTGCAGAGCCCCGGGTGGGTAAAGGTCAACTCCCATCCCCCGTCACCATAGTCGGCTTTATCTCCGCTGCGGGTAGTGAAACGATTTCCCCATGGGTCTGTCACCGTGATCGCAATGCCCGGATCGGCCATGTGACCGATCATCAGGCGCAGACCGGGTGCAGGAAACCACTCCTCTCGCATTGTCCAGCCCTCTTGTGGTGGAGGCTCTGGTGGTGGGGGCTCCGGTGGGAGGGGAGGGCCGCCATACTTCTGCAGCTGCCAGATCCCGACCAGGGTCCAGTGGTCTGTACCTCCCAACATGCCAATATCTTCTACTACCGTCGAAGGTCTGACAGGGTCTCTAACCCAACCATAGCCCGGGCCGGGCTCGAATTCATCATGATACCACTTCGTGGTCATGGCATGGCCACAATTTCCATTGACGTTTGTGGGACCCATCACGGCTCGTTTGTACCAGTCGGTAGCATACGGATTGCCTCCAACCTGGTTGGCCTCGTCGTCCATTTCATACCAGCCAAAGGCTGTCTGCTGGCCCTCAACGGGCTTGCCATTCTCATCGAGGACGGTAAATATCCAAGATGCGGTGGGCTTAAATGCCAACCGGATGAGTTTCCAGTACCAATCGCCCTCGTGCAATCCGGCAGGCTCACGATATTTGATGCCATAGCGGGCCAGGTATTCTGTGGCAGATTCTGGCGAGAGTGTTTGTCCCTTGTCGTCGATTACTTCTATGGTCATGGTTGCATCTCCTGGTGCTGGTTCTGGTGGTTCTGGCGCTGGTTCTGGTGGTTCTGGTATTGGCCCTGGTAAAGATCCCGGTGCATCCAGGGCCATGAGACGGTCCAGCAGAGCCGGGTTTCTGGTTAGTCTGAAAGTCTCCCACTGGCCCGGGTAAGATAGGGCCAGAAAGGGGATCATGGCCTTGACGCGTGGCTCGGCGCAACAGCGGGCATGGTAGTAGGCCACATCGTCAAAATAGGCCTCATCGGTGACGCCATAGGTTTTGGCCGTTTCTCCGAGCCAGCCTTCGTCGGGGCCGGCTCCGTTAATCAGACTGGTCAGGCCGCATTCGGTCACGTAAATCTGAATGTGGCCCAGGCCGGCAGCATCCAGCCACTCCAGCCAGTAGGGCCAGCGCAGGCAATGGTATCCCTCCATGCCCGGGCTTTGTATGCGGGGGAACCAGTATTCATGGATGAAGATATACTGCAGGCGGGCCAGGCTCTTGGGGAAGCACTCGACCAGGTTGGGCCCATCCTTGGTAAAGTTGCCTTCTCCCATCGCAAAGCCACCCACCGGGATACCATAGTGATCCTGCATGCGGTCGATGTAGGCCGCTTGCCGGGCATCGTAATCTGCGAAGAGGAAATGGTGATCGTGGCTCAGGTTCTCATTCCAGAAGGCGACGGCGTCCGGTTTGCAGTCCTTGATGCCGGCTGCGATATGATCTGCCCATTGGCCCGGGTCAGTCGTTTGCCAGCCGCGCCAGTCTTCGTGCCACCAGACCAGGATGTCGGTTTCCGGGCTGGCATCTCTGGCTTCCCGGATATGCTGCGCGGTGGCCCCCATGAGCAGGTGGCTTCCCGGATATGCTGCGCGGTGGCCCCCATGAGCAGGACGGCTGCCGGTTTGTATCTGGCTATCAGGTCCATTCCAGCCCCTGGGGGCTGGATGAACAGGCCCATCTTATTCATTGGAAATTGCCTCGACTACGGTGTGATCGAGAAATAATTCTCGTCGGCCATCCAGGGCCACAGCGTTGTAGGCGCCATTTCGGTCCCGTACGCGGTCCGCTTTCTCGTAGAGCTGGCCTTGATACTGAAATGGCTGCTCGATCTTGACTCTCTTAAAAGCCATCACTCCTCCAATAGGCGGAGGGCATAGCTTCTATTGCGGGGATCACATAGCCTGTCACAGATATCGGTGATCTGTATCTGGATAGCCAGGGTGGTCAGACCCAGTTTCGCGGCAATCTGGTGGTGATTATTGCCTTCGAGCATCAAGGCCAGCACTTCGTATTGATGTTCGGTGAGCACCGGTGGCACGATTATTGCCCTCCGATTTTACCAGCCCATCGGCTTCCCACGGTATAGAGGCCGGTGGCCGTCATGCCGGTGACGGCTCCAACCAGGCCGGCCAGGACCCAGGGGGCTGCAACGGGAAAAGCGACCGCCGCCTGGATGGCCAGGCCGAGAACGATGCCCGTTACGACGCAGGCAATGGTTGCTGCTCCATCTGATGGTAGGCCACAAATTCGGTAAAATTGTACCAGGCCGATCAGGATGGGGATCAGTGGGGCCATCACGCCGATCAGATCTTGCATCATGAGAAAGAATTCGTCCATGTTGTGTCACCTCCTTTCTGCCTAAGTCTGGTTAATCGCCTGGGAGAGCTTTTTGAGCTCTCTTTCCAGGTCGGCTATTCGCTTGCTGAATAGCTCACGTTCTATAGTCAAGCGCTCTTCGAGTGCTACGCGCTTGAGCGTCTCATCGTTGAGCCGTTTTCTCAGCACCTCTAGCTGCCTGGCCAGACGTGTATTTTCCTCGGTGAGGGCCTTGCGTATTCTGTCAAAGCCCTCGATAATGTCTGAGGTTGCCTCCAGGAGAGAGCGTTTACTTTCTCGCCTGTGGGTCAGCCAGGCCAATAGCAGGCCGCTGAAACCGGAGAGGATGGCTAGAGCTGCCAGGAGATTTTCACGCATCGTCCTCCTCCAGCTCGTTGTTGGCTTGCATGAGATATTCTTTCAAATTGGCCAGGAGGGTCAGGCGTCCGGACAGCCATTGCTGCCATCCTTCCTGCCGTGCCATCAGCCGATCGATCAGGGCAATCGCGTCGCTTACGTCATCGAAGAGGTCTTCCAGGTATTGGCGGATCATCTTGGTGGTGGCCTGCATAGCAGGAATGTCATCTCTCAATTGGAGGATATTCTCTTGCAGCATGTCCAGGCGTTTGATGGCTGTCTCTTTGTCCGGTATATCCAGACTTTGCTGTTTGAAGTGTGTAGGCATACTCCTCACTTCCTCCGAGCCAGGATGATATACTCACGATTGGCTTCGGCCACTTCTGGGCGAGCGATGGCCTGGAAGTGCGGGTACTCGATGGCGATGACCTGGGCCGGTCGATAGGCTTCTACCAGAGCCAACACTTCGGCCAGGGTTGTGCCCACGCTGCCGTAGCTGATGATCCACAGCGGGATGGCCTGGGCTTTGCCCAGTAAGTCCAGGAGTT